GTGAAACAACGCGAGTTCCAGCGTTGGCTAGCGGGGCAAGGAGCTGAATTTTCGAATGGCACTAATCACTTGAAGATTTTCTTAAACGGCAAGCAAACGATAATGCCAAGACATCCGGGGAAAGAAATACCGGAGCCTCTGAGAAAAGCGATTCTTAAGCAACTTGGACTTAAATAATAAACCAGCCCTTCGGGGTTGGTTACTCGCGGAGATTCACTTAGTCAAATATGCGATATCCAATAAAATTTGAGCATGACGAAACCGGGTGGTGTATATCGTTCCCGGATATACCCGAGGCATTAACTGGCGGGGCTACAAAGGAAGAAGCGCTATCATTGGCGCAAGACGCCCTTGTAACGTCGTTTGATTTCTATTTTGAAGACCAGCGCCCGGTACCCATGCCGAGCACAGACGGTGATGAGTTTATCGAGGTGCCTGCAAGCGTGGCCGCCAAAGTGCTATTGCTTAACGCTATGCTGGCTACAGGAACAACACCGGCAGAGCTTGCCCGCCGCCTAGGTACACGACCGCAAGACGTTAACCGCATTGTTAATCTTGGGCACACGACAAAAATCGACACGATAGAAGCGGCGCTTAAGGCGCTAGGTAAGCGTTTAGAAATAAACGTTCTCTAAATATCGTCAACTTATCTAAAGGCTCGCCTCGGCGGGCTTTTTTTATGGAAAAAATTATGCCATTACCGTTTCCGTTTGACTTCAAAAACCCGGACTACATGCAGGTTTTTGAGTGGCGACCCTACAGCGAAAGACATGGGACTTAAAGGCAATGACGTTTTCGACCCTGAGAAATCAGCCGCAGCCGCAGCGAAATATCTCAGCATGCTCTTGAAGATGAATGGCGGTGATTTGGATAAGGCGCTGGCCTCCTATAACTGGGGGATCGGCAATGTTCAGAAACACGGATTAGACCTGATGCCACAAGAAACCCGCAATTACATTCCCAAAGTGCGCAGTAATATGCCAGGTGGGGGACTCCAGCAGGAAACTAACATTCATATTCACGGCGTATCTGACCCTCGCGAAGCTGCAAGGCTCACCGTGGAACGTCAGAAGGGTGTGAATTCACAGTTAACCCAACAACTCCCGAGGGTGCCAGGATAATGGATATTCTTTCTGCTATTTTCCGGCAGCAGTCTCGACGGATAGGAATTATTATCCCGTCAGTGGTTGTATCGGAGAAACATTCTGATGCTCTGGAAATTACGGAGCATCCTGTCGAACGTCCAACGACCAATAGCGCGTCTGGTTTTATTGCCGATCATGCGTATAAGCGTCCTAGTGAAGTCACAATGGAGCTGGGCTTTGCGGGTGGTGGTTCGTTATTGGATTTCGTGGATACATCAACCATCGGATTGAGCCTGGGTAAAAGCCCGGGAGAGGTCTATCAGGACATCCTCGATTTACAGTCCAGCAGGAAACCATTCGATGTTATTACCGGTAAGCGGAAATACAGCAATATGCTTATTCGCGCTATTGAGGTGACGACCGATAAAACCAGTGAAAACGTGTTGATGTGCGTTCTTACACTGCGTGAAGTGATTATGTCTCAAACTGAGTCTGTACAGGTAGCTGATAAATCAGATATGAAGGATGGCGTCAGCACGTCAGGTATCCAGAATTCAGGAACTAAATCCACCACACCGGTCAATGAGTCAGTCCTCAAATCAACGGGTTGGTTTGATGGTCTCAAAGGTACATCACTTGGAAACGCCATAGGTATCAAATGAACATAACCGAAATTCCGCTCACGCCGAATAATCAGCAGTTCCGCATTCAACTGGCTGGAGTGACTTACACCATCAATATTGTCTGGCGGGATGCCGCTGGTTGGATAATGGACTTGATGGACAGCGGGGGTGAGGCACTCCTATCCGGCGTGCCTCTTGTTCCGGGTGTTGATTTGCTAGGGCAATATCCAGATCTGGGTATCAGCGGTGCGATGGTCGTTGGCTGCGACAATGGCTCTCCTGAATACCCCACAAAAACCAATCTTGGCGGACATAGCCACCTCATTTTTGTACAGGAGTAAACATGTCAACTAACTGGATGCGCCATTTCGAATTGCAGATTTTAGATCTGAATGGAAAGGGTATTTCGCTTTCTGATTTCAAAGTTACTTTCCAAATAGAATGGGCGGATACAAAATGGCCGCGTGTGGCGAACGTGAAGATTTACAACCTATCGACGGACACTACCAGTAAAATCATCGGGCAAGAGTTCTCCAAAATACGCATCATCGCTGGGTATGATGGTATCGCGCCAGATGAGGGTGCTAGTCAGGTGGGCGTGGTACGGAGTGTTCCTGAAGGGCTGGAGGGGCAAACTGGTGACCAGAACTATGGTCTTATTTTTGACGGTGATATTCGTTTCACGGTGACAGGAAAAGATAATATCACTGATTCATGGGTGCTCATCCAGGCTATTGGCGATCATGAGGCATTTCTTTTTGCGCGGACTAAAACTACCATAGCGGCTGGATATACAGTGGCTGATCTGCATAACGTAACGATGCAAGGCTTCAACGCGTTCGGCGTTACTAAGGGCATTACTGGCAGTATGCCAACAACTGTTTTTCCGCGTGGTCGCGTACTCTATAACGCATCGCGTAACGTCATGGATAACATTGCCGCGCAGTGTAACGCAACATGGCAGTTGGTGGATGGGCAGGTGCAGATGGTTCCCGAAGATAAGTATATTCACGAAGCTATCGTATTGAGCGCTGATACCGGACTTGTTGGTATGCCACAGCAAACTATGGGTGCGGGGGTGAATGTACGTTGCTTGATTAACCCCAATATCCGCATTAACGGGCTTATTCAGTTGGATCAGGCATCTGTATACCGTACGACTATTGGCAACAACGAGGTTGCTCAGTCACCAGACCGAATTTCGGAGATTGATGAAAACGGCAATCGTGTGTTAGCTGGTACCACTTCACAAGCTGCGAGCATTGCGACGGATGGCGTTTATATCGTCAAAGCCATCGCTTATACTGGCGACACAAGAGGGCAGGAATGGTACATGGATTTGATGTGCTTCGCGCGTGGCGCTCGTGATCTTTATAGCTCGAAAGCTATACAAGGAACTACTAACTAGTGAGGTGAGGTTGTGGGACATTTAGCAAGCGCTATTGCCGTGTTGGGTATATTGTTATCCGCGCCAGTATTTGCAGATCAGCAATGCGGTGATTTTAAAATTCACTGGGCTGAAGATGGCTTAGCAAGAATAAATGGTGTAAGGCCTGAGACGCAAAAAATCACCTTCCTTAAAAATAAAGATGATTATAACAACATTAAAATGGATTGGCGCATGGCGACAGACCAGCCGGGCCGCTGGGTCGGTATTGAATATATTAATCGAAATGGTAAGATCATCCTCAACGCGCAATGGCTACAAGCCAGCATGGATGCGCCGCGCCAGTATGCCACTTACGACTGCGTTAAGGTTAAATAGCACACTCAATTGTGCTTTTTGACGATCTCATATCGGCTTGATCTGGTTTTACTATCAACTTAGTTGTACAATTAAGCTGATAGTAATTTGAAACAGTCCAAGGAGCCCCCGATGATCACCCTGACCTTTTCCGATGCTCGTCAGAAATTTTCCAGCGTACTAGATACCGCCGTCAATCAGCCCGTGACGATTACCCGCCGTTCAGCTCCTGATATGGTGGTCATCACTGCTGAGCAGTTTGCAGAGTTACAGCAGGCTAAATTTGATGCGTCTCTTGCTCGGGTGATGGGCAAGCCAAAGAATCAGGCCTTGTTCAAGGAACTTGCAGATAAATGATTTTTTTCTTATCTGTTGAGCAGGTCATAGCCATCCACGACAGTCAGTTAGAGTCTTATGGTGGGCTGGCAGGATACAGAGATATTGGTCTTGTTGAAGGAATGGTGGCCCGCGTTGAAAACCTTCATGCATACCAGGGTGAAAGTGATTTGTTTGTGCTGGCCGCGTCGCTGTTGCTTTCAATAGCTCGAGGGCATGGCTTCAATGATGCAAATAAAAGAACTTCTGTTGCATCAGCAATGGTATTTCTGGATATGAATGGTGCACCCATAATTCCGACAGAGGGTTTCGCTGACTTTGTGGTAGAAGCGGCGCAGGGAATTCATGATGTGCATGCTGTAGCGCAAGAGCTGAAGAGGCTCACAAATTAGAACCTAACCACTGTAACGATCAACCAAACCCGCTTCCTGGCGGGTTTTTTTATGGAGTTTTTATGCCAATCCCTACTCAATCCCAAATCGGTGGTGAACAGCAAGCTGCGCAAGCAATTGCTGATTCTATCTCTACCCAGCTAAGAGTTGCTATGCCGGGGATTATTCAATCATTCGATACTGACGCCGTAACCTGCACCGTTTTACTCGCCATCAAAGGTAATGATTCTGGAATGTCTGGAGATAGTGAATCAGTAGACTTACCTCTCTTGGTAGACGTCCCTGTAATTTTTCCACGCGGCGGTGGGTGCACACTGACATTCCCGGTCAAAGCTGGAGACGAGTGCCTGCTGATATTCTCCGATCGCTGCATAGATTTCTGGTGGCAGAACGGCGGTGTTCAGGAACCAGTAGATTCCCGTCAGCATGATTTATCTGATGCATTCGCCATTATTGGCCCTCAGTCGCAGGCAAAGAAAATCAGTGGTATCAGCACCAGCGCTGCGCAGTTTCGCAGTGATGATGGTGGTGCGTATGTTGAAATTAACCCCACAGACCACACCGTCACCGTGCAGACATCAGGCAAGCTGATAGCTAATGCGCAGGGTGGCACTGAAATCACTTCGCCAACTATTGTGCTAAACGGGGCAGTGACGATAAACGGCTCTCTCAGTCAAGGGATGGGGGAAAGCGGTGGTAATGCCAATATGCTTGGCCCTATTACTGTCACTAATGATGTCACTGCTGGCGGCATCAGTGTCAAATCTCACAAGCACGGCGGTGTGCAAACGGGTGGCGGCGATACCGGGGGGCCGATATGAGGTATCGCAGAGAGGACGAGAGCGGCGACTACACATTCGGTCAGGGTGATAACACTTTTCTGATTGACTCCCCTGAAGCGGTCGCTCAGGCGGTGAAAACCCGCTTTGAATTATGGCGCGGCCAGTGGTTTTTAGATTTAACCGAGGGTACGCCTTATATCCAGTCGGTGCTCGGCAAGCAACGGTCTGATGTTTATATACTTGCTAACCGATACAGTTTGCATGATTGTTATCCTGATAGAAGGTTGGAAAAAGCGTGAATACTTGGGTGAGGGAAAGCCGTTTTATGCAGTTGTAGCTGATGTTGGATAGATAGATATATACACGTACCCGCAGGAGCCCAACGTATCGGCTTCGAGTGTCAGTCCGCTCGCATGGAGTGTGACGCAGTGTTGTTGTCGGGGATTGAGTTCAGCAGACATCAGCATCGACTCCAACTGCTGAAGCCATAACGGGAATACCTGGTCGAGATGACGCAACTCGGCATCACTGAACTTCCCCACGATATCGGCACGGTCTGCCAGGTAATGCAGTTGGTGGCCTTGCTGTACCAGGCGAGCACCAAACTGAGGGGTGATGATACGTTTTAGTCCCCAGGCTGTTGGGGTGATATCAGCCCCCTGGGAGGGGGTATCAGGTTTACTATCGGTCATCGTTAAGTTTCCTTGAAATAGACACTGTCCCGCAATAAGGCTGGTGTGTGTCGTGGATGAGAGAATGAGACAGGCTTTGGTGGGGCGAGTCATTACCAACTGAAGGTGGTAAAACCGGGCAAGACCTCACCCAGCGCATCAATATGTAGATAGGTCAGTTGATAGCGTTTCATCAAGGTAGTGACCAGACGGCGACAGGGTTTGGAGAGTCCCAACCGTTTGAGTTGCAATATCGGGTGGGCCCACGCATCCAGACGGATCAGATAGCCAGTGCCCGAGAACGAGATCCACTCACCGTCACTAAACTCATCGTGACAATGAGAAATCCGGTACAGCACTACGTTGTCGTCTTCGGTGATATGGGCCGAACTGCATTGCAGACCAAAACGCAAAAGCGGTGTAGTGGTGATCAATTTGTCCTCCTCACAGCCAGCCACGTTCGGCAAATGACACGATATCGAGCCCACCCACAACCAGGTGATCCACCACTCTCACATCAACTAATTCAAGGGCCGTCTTTATCCTGTCGGTGATTTGTCGATCAGCCTGACTGGGCTCGGCCAACTGGGACGGATGATTGTGCGCCAGTACGGCACTCGCCGCATTGTGCTTCATGGCAGACTTCACCAACTCACGGGGGTGAACGGTGGTACTGTTGATGGTGCCGGTAAACAGCGTCTCCTGAGCTAGCAGACGGTTTTGATTGTCGAGCCACAGCACGACGAATATTTCACGTTCCAGCCCGGTCAGATGCAGGCGCAACCAGTCGCGGGTCACGCTGGTGGAGGTGAACGCCACTCCGGGCTCCCGCAACTGTTTTGCCAGCAGGTTCAGGGCGCGTCGGATGGTACGTTGTTCGCCAGGTGACATTTCAGCCGCAGTTGGGGATAACGTTATCTTCATGGTGAGAGTACCTTGTTGCTCAGTCAATCAGGGAGAAAATGGCGCGGCTGTCGGGGTGATGCAGTGCGTATTCCCGCAGGCGGTAGAAATGTTCGGTCATCGCCTCGCTCTCGGTATGGCAGGCGTGGTGGCTGTAGGTCATCAGGCTGGCGGTAATACCCGCAGCCTCAGCACTCATTTCGGCACCATTACCATTCATGCCATTAAACAGCGACCACCGCTCATCGCCTTCTGGAGCCATAAAGGCCCCTCCGTTACTGAGCGTGTAAAAATCCCACTGTCCACCGTGGTAATCCGCACACAGGCGATCCAGCCAGCTAAAGACATGAGGCTCAAGAATGAGCCATTGCGGTATGCTGCCGAAGTGCTGCGGCCAGAAACGGGGGCGCTGGTGGTTTGGCACCACAGTGGCGGTCAGTGTGTTTGTCTGAGAGGAGACCGTACGCGGGGTAGAATGTGCATTCATGAAAAATATCCTTCTAAATTAAATAAATAACAAAACAGGCCCCACCGGAAAAACCGAGGGGCCTGTACGTTAGATAAGGGTAAGAAAAGTCGGTGAACGCTTATGATGACGGCTCACACGAGGTCTGGCTGGCGTAATACTACAAAGTCCTTATTCGGAGATTAAAAACGAAAGGCCATGCTTCCCGAAGGAGGCATGGCCCGTAAGATGATCGATTGGTTGCTGATAAAGAAAGTTAACCAGCGGTATTCCTGCACTCGCTAAGGTCATCCAGCTCTTTTTTCGTATTCTTAATACCGGGAGTAAAGCTCCCTACTTTTTTATCATTTACATAAACATCGAACGTTGCGGCGTGACCAAGGGCATCAATAAACTGGATCCAGGCGTTATCCCCATTTCGCCAACCCAGCGAAGAGGGTACCAT